CGCAGTTGAGGTGACCGCTACATCCTCGTTGATCTTAGGCGAGGTAAGCGTCTTATTGGTTAAAGTATCTGTTGTGTCTGTACCTACTAAAGTCGTAGTAGCCGTGGGCATACTAATCAAGGCTTCAGTGTGGTTAATTACATTCGATGCAGGAATCACAGCATAGTTACCCATGTAACCATGTGAGCTACATTGGTAATACAAAATGCTAGGCGTGTCTTCGTCTACGTCTATTTGTGTGTAAGCACCACTGCTTCCAGGTGTTCCGTTAGTTGTAACGCCTGTCGTATAAGCCGTTGTCTTATCGGCATCAAGATAGAACCTAAAAGGATGCCCACTGTTAGTGCTGTCTGATTGATCGAATCTGTAATAATAGCCGCTGTCACTCGTTACATTGTCAGCACCGTTTAAATAAATAGCAGGAGCTTCCAGCCCATCTAAGTAATATCCTAAAGCACTGCCATCACCGTTATACACATGTCCTGCGGTCTTGCTGGCTACTGTGACTGTAATAGTGATAGGCGCAGAACTACTGCCGTATTTACCGCCAATCGCATCGACAGAAAATACTGTGTCGGTGTTTATGAGTCCTTTGGATACTTTAGTAAGGGCCATTATTGAATAACCCCTAAGATGTATTCTATCTCGTCAATTTTTTGCACACCACGTTTGAATTGGTTTACTCTGTCATTTGTAAAAATATTTTCTGCGACACAAGCAGTCATTACGTCATTAAATCGTGTGCTTGTGACATCAACTACCCAATCTCTGTTGCTCATTAACAATGCAGTATCGGCTATAATTTGAGTGGAGCTTCTAAAAAAAGCACACATTTCTGTTTCAGTTAAAAGATTAAGCCAAACAGAGGCAGAAAATAACAATAATCCGTCTGTGTTTTTTTCCCCCACATATTTATAATATTCCATAATAATCTGCCATCTGGTCTATATAATTAAATAGGTCCGTTTCGTCATAAGCTTGTATGTTAAAAGCTCCACTCCCTACGTATACACCACCTCGCCAATATATAGCACGAGCCACACCAGTACCAAAAAACCAAGAACTCATCCCTCCACCACTGCGTTGATTATTAAAAGGAATACGTCTCCCTGTATGCTTTCCAGTTGAAGTGTTTATCAAGCCTCCATACATGAGTCCTGAATCTGCATCTTGACCAGAGTGAGTCATTAAAATGTTGTTCGTTGTCGGCCCAAGAAAAATACCGTCATGATAACTAGCGGCTGGAAAGGAAGCTGGCAAAAGATCAGATTCTGTGAAAGCCCCCGTGCTTGCATTGAATGCGTATTTTTTTATCCTGTAATTATTGCTTGGAGTATATGAATAATATATTTCAAAATTTCCAGAACCATCTCCACCAGTTCTTCTCAGTGGCCCTACCCAACTAGAACCTATCGCAGTAGTTGTGTCATCAGCAGCGGTTGTATTGTGCCAACTGCCTCCCACTAGAGTCCAAGATCCTGATTTATTTATATGAAATAAACCTACTTGATCTGGATTGGCAGTTGTGTTTAATGCGACTCCGTACAAAAGATTATCCGTGGTGTCCATGTACAATCCCAGAAAATAATTTCCAGCGTTACCGCTTCCATCATTAACCTCTGAAGCGTAAAAACCACTGGCGAAACTACCGCTAGTTATCTGAGTTCCATCAGGTTGATAATAATTAATCAGGTTTCCACCACTAAATGAAACTCTTATGCCGTAATAGTTTCCGTCATCATTAGCAAACCCTGGAAGGTACATATTGCCACCAGTGTTACCTTGACCTGATCCATAATATTGCATATGCACATCGTCATAAGTAGGTAGTGGATCGTCAGGAAACGATTTTTGTTTTAAAAGAAAGTTTCTACTTAATCCAGCCATTATTCGTCAAACCCCATCATTACCATGTTTACATTAGCCACGGTGCTGCGCCCAATTATATAGTCACTAGCCCCTGCAACTACTGGGGAAAAAGAGATTGATTCTTTCGCACCAACCAAAGTTTCTTCTAATAATTTTGTGGCGTTTGCAAAGGTAGCAGAAGAATCCCCTACTCCTAGCTGCACATGAGCATTGGACGTACCTCTATTAAGAATATGAACAGTGTAAGTGCCTCCAGAGGAGCCAGCCTGTCCTATGTTCGCTGTTGTATTTGCGCTTAAATCAACGCCTGATATTTTGACTGCCATTATATTTGCCCCATAAAGAATGCTTTACCGACACTCGCACCGCCAGAGGGAGGATCAGTAAAAGATAATGTGCCGCTGCCATTAGTTGAAAGAAGCTGTCCGTTTGTTCCATCGGTCACATTTAACCTAGCAATGTCAACGCTGTTGTCTGCTATCCCAGCAGCCACCACAGCATCATCAGCTATTAAGGCTGATGTTATAGCATCATCAGCTATTTTGGCTGTAGTTACCGCATCGTCAACCATTGAGGCAGTAACCACTGCTGAGCTTGCTAATTGATCGGCTCCCACCGCATCGTCTGCTATTTTTGCTTGCGTCACAGCATCGTCTGCTATCTTCGCAGTTGAGATACTTCCATCTGCAACTACACCCACAGAACTAGCGGTGAACGCCATGACCTCAATACTTGTACCATTGGGAGGTGCTGTGCTAAATGTCAGCGTTGTACCCGACACAGCGTATGTGCCTTTCTCTTGGTAGACACCATCAATGTAAACTTGGGTATTGTTTTCTGTGGAGGGGTCAGCGGATAAAGTAAAGGCTGTGGTGCTGCCGTTACCCGAAAATTCATTTGTGGATATGTTGGTTGCGCCAGAGCCGCCTATGTCTCCCCAACTGTCGGTGTAACCTTCAAACGCACCTGTTGTCGTATTGTATCGAAAAGCTCCTGCGACACCTGTTGGTCTGTTTCCTGTAGTCCCAGATGGGACATAAAAAGCCTGTGCGCCAAAAGCCGCTGCCGTAATATCAACAACTGCCGCTCCTGATCCTGCTCCGTCAAGATACACAATCCTTTTTGTACCGTTGAGGATAGTAATCGTAGCACCCGATCCCTGCTTGATGATAATAGACTGACCACCGCTAGTCGCATTCTCAATGATCTGTACTCGCTTGAGGGTATTAGGAGCGATTGTGATAGTACAAGCAGAATCTAATGTGCCTGTATACTGAAGGTGTAAAGCTCTGGCAGGGTCTGTAGCTCCATCTGCTACTGTGCTAGTGTGGGTATCTGCGTTAGTAGTAATGCTTTCTGTGCCTATACCTAATGCTTCGCCTATTAGTTCAAGGCTGGTGTTGGTGGTTGTACCCCAATCTGCATCTCCATCGGCTGGTTCTGCTACTCTTAAATTATTTACAAATGTTGCTGCCATAATTTATGCCGCTATCTCTTCCCAATTTGGTGTTTGTGATGCTGTAATCGTGCTCCAGCTTGGCGTTTGATCAGGAACTATTCCACTCCATATATTTAGAGAGCTGATACCACCCGTTGCCGCAATGCCATTGACCTGGACTGTTTCTCCGCCTCCCGCACTGATGGCTATACCACCCAGGGAAGCAGTTAACTCGACACCGGAAACCGCTACAATCGTTCCAGCTAAAGCTGTAGCAGTCCCCAGTCCGCTGGTTAACCCGGTAAAAGCTACGTCTTGGTTGTATCCACCCCGGCCATAACCTTGCGTTATTTGATTATAGCCAGTGAAAAATACGGTTACATCAGTCATTAGGCAATCCTAATTATTGCGCTACTTGCGTCTGCTGTTGGAAATTGAATTGTAAAATCGCCAGAGGTAGAACTTTTATCTGAGCCAAAATCTAAAATTAACACGGCTCGATTCGCTGACCCTGCGGTCGTCGAAGAGTTATAAATCATCGCCCCTCTTGCAGTTATGGTTGAGCTACTAAAGGTTAAATCTGCGAAGTCCGTTAGAGCTGTGGTGCTCGAAGTCGTAGGCGTGACGTTAGTTAAAGCAGCGCCTCCCGAACTATATCCGGTGCCCGACGTCTCGTTACTTGTAGTGAACGCCGTGGTGGACGCGCTCAAACTTGCACTGCTTGTATATAAAGCTAATTTAAAAGCGTTTCCAGTTCCTGTTGAGGTGGTCGTGCCTCCACCTGATCCGTTCGTAAAGTTATGTATACCTTGCAACAATTCTTGCTTGAAAGACGTACACATTGCCTGAGTAATAGCCATTATATTTTCCTCAATAGTTGAGCTAAATCTTCGTGACCTTCATTCACAAGTTTGTTTTGCAAGGTGGTCCGATCACTTTCTATCGCTTGTTTTGCCGTATGAACAATAACCCAATACATCCTTTCTCGAAACGCTTTTGCCTGTTCCTTCAAGATTGGGTCTGCACCCTCGGCTATTTGAATAATTTTATCTACCGCAAACGCAGACAACTCCTCTGGAGTATGTCCTCGGTTAATTGTTGTTTGCACTTCAACGGTGCCGCACTGATTTTTAATGTCAACACTAAACATTATTGTTTTTGCCTAATGACTTTACCGGTGCGGTACTCATCGGTCGTCTCTTTTGCTTCCCCAAATAACTTCAAAGCAACAATTGCTTCTGTGAAACGTTTATCGTACAAAGACACTAAATCGGGCTCACCTTTCATAAAAATATAAGCCTCTAACAAAGTACCATAAAGTAGAGCCACATCAGCGTTCTCACTTAACCAAGTAGTACCCGACTCCGCTCCCGCTGTAAGACTAGCTGGACGATAAAAATAATGAAGTTCTGCCGAAAAATCACCGTTTGGGGTGGGTCCAATAATAAAATTGTCAACATCAAACTGTGCGTAAAACCGAGGATCTCCCGTCGTCGAGGCATTAGGATTCATCGTTTGCACAAAATCTGGGTCTTTAAATTGCAAAAAATTATGCTCACTGGAGCTATTAATGAAAGAAAGAGAGTAAGGAGCTAAAAAATCTGTTGGACACGCTAAGAAACGATTACCCGAAGACAAGGTGCCAAGCGCGTTTTTTCTAAACAAACTTAATTGAACGTTTTTTAAAATCCGCTCTTCGGCCTGTCGAATAAAAACAGGCAAATTTGTTACAAAAGTGGATTCATCATACTCAGTGTAATCTTGAATAGCTGTTTTTAGTTGAGCAAAAGTAAAACTCATGAGGTCACCACCGTTACCGAACCGACGTTACCGCTTGCAACTGTTAAATTTACAGACGAGTTTTCTATTGTTTCTACGCCTACAAACACAAGCAAAGGCTCCGTCCTATCAGGACGTGCATTCTGCAAAGCTTGTGGGTCGTTAACTGTACGAAACGGACCTAATTGAGGTTGTTTTGGTTCGTATTCATCCGGCCCGACAAGTAAACCATTCCATTCTCTTCGCATCAGACGATAAGGATACCGTTGACCAGAACGATCACTTATTGCAAAAGCTTTTTTTCCCGAAGCAAATTTCGCCATTACCCTACTCGATAATATTCGAATTTAGGAACAACATTAAAAGAAGATCTATCTCTGTCTTCTGTCGCCGCCCTTTCAAATTCCTCCTCGTATACCGCTTTTAGAAGCTGGACGCGATCGGGAGCCCTTTTCATAGACAAATAATAAGCCAATCCTGCGGCTAAACACGGATAAAAACGAAACGGTATGTCCATAGTGTTAATGAACGTGTCCGCGTCATCAATCCGAGTAAGCGCATCATAAATTAACGTATCTGTGCTGTTTTCCGGGACCTGCCAAATTTTTAAGTTTGGTGTCACTTGACGATCTAAGAAAAACTGATTAGGGCGACCTTGGGTGGTTTTGTCGGGTATAGTCAAAAATTCATCTCTGCTCAACCGCAACAAAGAAAAATCTGTACCATCCCGACGAACCACAACCGACAAGATATCGATGACATCAGCCGATAAAGAATATTCGGAAGTTCCTTGTGTTAACGCTTGTGTCCTTTGAGCAATAGTCCATTGATTCAAACCACGATTTGCCCAATCGGCCAATAATAAATTGAGAGATCTTTTTGCGCTTTTTAAATCATAACCCGTGCGAACCTCTTGCCCGCAACGCTCGAAGGCTTCCTCAATGTATTCCGTAACGTCTAACTCAAAATTAGCACTTCCTGAAACAGCCATTACTGTTTTACTACCTTGTAACCTTTAGCTTTCGCCGCAGCTTTAAGCTGTTTGAGCGACATTCCGGCGTCCCCACCGGTTTTCATGCGTTTTGGTGAACCACCCCCTCGCATCGGAACAGGCTTTTGTTTTGCCATCGCTCCACCGCCCCTCTTTCTGACAGGCTTCTGTTTTGCCATCGCTCCACCGCCCCTTTTCTTCACAGGCTTCTGCTTTGGCATTGCGCCACCGCCCCTCTTTCTGACAGGCTTCTGTTTTTTCATCGGCATTTGAACTACTCCTAAGTTTTAAATAAAAATCTTCTCGGTTTGCGTACTGCTGTGCAAAATATTGATCGTTCATGTAATTTTCATAATAACCTTTATGAACTAATTTGTAAGCTGATTCTTGAATTTTGGAAAGACGTTGAATAAATACCATTAAATAAGGATCTTCGACCATTTCTTCGACTTCCATATCATCATCAACAAACTCTGCTTCATCATCGTCCGGGTGATA